GCTCAACTATTTCTCCTCCTTACTTTTTACTGTAGTTTGTTTTACTAATTGATTTCCAAATACTGCAACACCTGCTGTAAGTATTCCCTGTATTACTGCATTTGCATTGAGTCCAATTAAAGCTATAGAACCTAATATACCTATAATTAATAGTATCCATGGTATTGTCCAGTCTTTAATCTTTTCTGTTCCCTTTAACATTAGTCCCAAAACGTATAAAGCAGGTACCAATATAAATGCCTGCTCTGTAATAAATTCCATTATGTTCATTTCCATAAAGCATCCTCCTATTTAAAAATATTGTGTTGAATTGCATAAAAAAAGAAGCTAACTAAAGCTCCTACTGTCAACCCAATATACCATTTCATAACACTTACTAATTGTTTAATTTGATCACATAAATTTTCTATTTTCACATCTACTCTGCTTTGATTTTGTTCTAGTTTATCTAGCCTCCCTGCATGATCATTAAGTCTTTTATCATGTGTTCCAAGTTTATCCCTTATTAATTCTTCATTCATATTGCACCTCCAAATTGTATAATATTTTTTTAATCTGTCTATAATCCTAATATCAACATATTCATAATCATTACCGCCTTTCAATTAAAAGAGCAGTGTTTCAGTACATTGCTCTTTTTTATTAAAATCAATAACTGTATATAAAAATTAAATTTAGTCTATACTCTTAATGAATGTGTTTCATACTGTATTTTCCTTCACTTAAATAAGAGCAATATTATGTTATTATTGCTCTTATTTTTATTTAAATTTTTAATTACTTTTCTTGTATATTAAATTTAAGATGTGTCTATAATACTAATAGTTTTTTTAAACATTAAATCTCCTTTATAATTTTAAAAGAGTAGTGATTGGCAATCATTACTCTTTATTTTATTGCAATAAAAAAGACACCTTATTGAGTGCCTTCTAGTTCTTATTATATTATTCCTAATTGTTTATTTACTTCTTTATTTGTTCTATTTGAAGCTTCTAATATTTTTCTATAAAGTAAATTACCAGTGTATCCTTGTTTTAAATATTTATTTTCATAATACTCAAATGGTAAATTAGAATTATTAATATCCAAATATGCTGCTAACTCTCTATCTTTCATTAGTTTTCTGGCTTGCATTCTATATTTGTTTCTTAGCAAATGAGCTTTTATTGCTTGCTCTTTTATTTCTAATGATTTATCTATTTTATTAACAATGTTTTTATCATGATAAATATACCACTCTCTTACTTTTAGACTACTTAGTTTTCCAATTAAATTTTTATATTCTTCAAAATTAATATCTGTTCTAACCCCTTAAACCCTTCTTTTTAGTATTTGCATCATTTATATAGTATAGATGATATATGAAAACCTGTCAATCTAAAATGAAAAATGTGGATTTTATACATTAATTATCTTTCTAGAATTCCTTCCCGTTTTTCTTCTATAAACTCTTTCATTTAACACGAACATATAGATAATAATTATCCTCAATCCACTCAAAAAGAGCAGTGCTATATAATACACTGCTCCTTTTATTAAAATAAATAATTGTATAAAAGTAATATTATGGTTATACTATTAATAGTCATAGTTTCATATTAAAATTCCTTTCCTAGATAAAAGAGCAATGGCAACGTAGCATTGCTCCTATTTTTGCATTGAAAAAAGACTCTTTCTAGTCTAGTATTCTTTTTAAATCTACTTTTATTGATTAATTTATTACATCTCCATCATAACTATATGAAACTTGCCACTATTGATCTTCTTTAATATATCTGCAGGTTTAAACAGCTTTTCTAAATTATATTCTATTAATAAATCATTTAAATTATTAAATCCATATTTATTAAAATCATCTCTATTAGGTTTTTTACCACCATCTAAAATTAAAGACTTAAACACTTCTTCTTGGATATATTCAGGTTTAATTGAGTAATAATTTGAATCTTGTTTAATCAGATATTTATAACAATAAATACTTGGAGAATCTTCAACCCATTCTCCACCGTAAACCCTTCCGTTATATCCATTATTAGAATAATCATATATCTCCGTAAGATTACCCTCGTTTATTCCCCAATGAGCAACTAAATGTCTATTGTTTCCTGTTAGTTCTTTATTATAAGTAAATAATACTTCTTGGTCATTTAGTGCTTTACTCCATACTCTAGCTTCGGATACTTTTCCATTATATCTTGAATAATTGTCCCAAACACCTATATACAAATCATCTAAACTATTAATAGATTTACCAACTTGAAATTTTCTAATAAAGTTTCCATCTCTATAATATTTTATGAATTGTTTCTCATGGGCAATTGTTATATTGTGCCAACTTCCTATTGGAAAATTGTCTACAGTATCTATTACTACTCTTCCACTTACAGCATTAGTAAAACACAAGTCTTTACCGTACCAATATAATCCTTGAGAAGTATTTAAGTCACCACGCATAAATAACCCTGACCAAGCGTTAAAAGAATTCGAATTGCTATTAATCCAAATTTGCAAGGTGTAGTTATCTCCAAACTTTGGAAAGTTATCGAAAAAAATATAACCATCACTTTTAAAATTCAAAGAGTATTTTTTTTTATTCAAACTATATCATCCTTTCGTAATAAAATTTGTTTATTAATCAAGTTTTTCTTTACACATCCATCATTATTTCAAATTCATTATCTAATTTATCATAAATTTTATATTGTTCACATTCATATCTAATTACTTTATTTCCTTTGTTTTTTATACTTTCTTCTATCATCTTAATGTTGCCTAGAATCTTATTAGCATCTAATTCAAAATCTGTTTTCCATATTCCCGTAGATTCCTCTAAACTCATTGGAACGTCTTTAAAATCTAATGGTTCTAGTATAGTATTAATGTTTTTTGTTCCATATTTATCATACCATTGCTCTAATTGTGCATTATCATTAGGTTGTCCAAGTTTATAAAAATTGTTTTTAATCGAATGATAGTTAGAGTTTTGTTTAAGTAAAAATTTATATAGATTCCCGTACATTTCTATTTCTTTTACTAACCACGCCCACGTTGGTATACCTACATCTGTCTTTGCCACTAATCTATATTTATTAAATGCTTTATTATTTGTTGATAAATCTAATATATTTAACCCAGGAATCAATGAAAACTGTTTAATTTCTTTCCATTGCATCTCATCATCGAAACCTTGCACTGACACTATATTTATAGAAGAATTACTATTATTAGATTGATGCAGTTTTATTTTTATTATTGTTATTGGTTTTAAAAAATCATACCCTATCCAAGATTTATCTATTGTTTGTCCAGTAATGCCACCCCAATTTGTATCTAAATTTCCATCAAATGCACATTCCTTCTTTCTTTCAGGATATGAGGGTTGATAATCATTCGATGCAATAACTGTACCGTTTACACATAAGTTTTTATCCATGCTATCATTCCTTTCTATAAAATCTTATTTAGAATCTATCTTTTAAAGAAAAGAGCAACCGAATAAATCGGCTACTCAATAATTGATTTTTATATCACCATTAAACTTCACATGTACTTGTAATAATGTATTACTTGCATATACAACATCAAATGTATCTTCTTTAGCTTGTATCCATTTGCCCTCACCGTCATATTGAAGGTCAAGGTTTTTTAATTCTTCTATATTATCTATATTGTTCATGGATAATAAATAGGCAAATCTTATCTTTTTAGTAGTTACTAACTCATTCCAAAATACATCATTAATAGAGTTAAATAAGTCAATAGTCATCCCGTTAGTTCTTATGTCCTCTACATCTAAATTAATATCTACCCATTTCTCATTTTTAAATACTTTCCATGTTTGTCCACTATCAACTGAACAAACTATCCTTATATTTTCACCTGTAGCAGTAAGATTAAAATAGTCTATATTTTCTACATTACTTAAATTCATATCACACTTTGGAATTAATAATCTATCATGGGGTATAGCTGTAGTAACTAAAGTTTTTATAACCCCATCTTCCCCAATTTTGAAACTTTCTACTTTTTTAAAATTGGACTTTTTGAAAGTAACAACATACTCTGATTTAATATCCATTTCTCTATTGAACGCGAAATTAGATGTGTGTTCTGTTTTTAGATGTGCCTTACCATCAAACACCATCATTGGATCTTTTTCAAAATCGTTAGATTCACCATTAGTAAATTCATTCTTTGTTAATATAATATTCTGTGTGCCTAAATCATATTTAAGCACATTTACACGGGGTACTTTAAAATCTATTGTATTAACAGATATATTTACTATTCTAGGTTCTTCAGGACTTCCTATAACACCCATCTTAGATATTTGCTTCATGCTTGCACCTGTAATTTCTCCTGCTTCTGTTCCATTTATAGTAGTAAATTTACCTGTATCTTTTGAATAAGCTACTAGTTGTTTGTCCTGCTTGTTTACTACATCTACATCTTCAAGTTCTTCAAATTTAGTAATTCTTTTATCTACTATCTCTTTATGTATTTTTTTACTTGTCCATGCAGTCTTATTGGATATTATACTGTCATCTAAAACTATATCCTTGTCATGTGTTACATTAAAAAATTTGCTCACATCATCACCTCTATTCATTGATAACTAATTGAAAATCCCTAACATTAAAGTTGTGATTTTCTGCATTTTTAGTTATTCTTACAAATATATCTTTGCTTTCACCTTGTTCAATACTATATACAACCAAACATTCTTTATAATTTTCTCCATCAAAAGACAATTGTATCAGGTCATTACTGCTTGTTTCAGTGCCTATGTTGATGTTTGTATAATCTTTATCTCCAATGTTTTTAATAGTTATAAGCTCCTCTAAATCTTGGAGTGTAGCAGGATTCACATTAGTAACCACATTACCATGATATATAATTTCAAAATTGTAAGGACTACATATATAAACATCCCCATACTGTAAAGATAAATGACTTGTAGTGTAAATCTCATTATTATCTTGATCTTTAAATATAAAATATCCTACCATATTACCATCTATAAATACTTTACATTCTAAGTTCTTATCAAATATCCTTGTCTTTAATAAATTCCCTTTTAAATCATACAATTCACAAATAGTATTTTCAGGGAAATTTTGAATAGTTATATAAGGATTATCATAAACACTATATTTATTTAATATAAAATCTTCAGCACTATATTTCATAAATCCTTGTTTAGTCATAGCTTCATCGAATTTCATACCACCTATATTTTTATAATTCATACCATCTGTACTCGAATAAGCCTGTATATAATTATCTTGCTTCAATATTTTCCAATATTTATTCTGTTGATCTAATTCTTCATCTTTAATACCAAAGGTATACTCATTATTTCCTAAGTAAATCATAGAGTAATCATAGTCATTCATGTGCTTGAAATTTTCTTTCTCTAGCTCTATAACAAATTCATTATAATCGAATTTTCTTTCCATCTTATTATTACTCATTAGTTTTATCTTACCTGTTTTAATATCTCTAGTTATATTTGAATTCCCTGCAAAGTCATTAAAAAAAGAGGTAAGATAAAAATTATCTACCTCTAATACTCCATCCTTCACTTTTATTAATTTCATAAACTACCACCTCAATTAAACTCTGGGCTGCATAATATAATCATATGGTACAAATTCAACCACTTGTATATTTTTGGTTCCTGTACCCTGTGCTAATAATGTGTGTGCTTCTGCTAATGCATCTTCATAACAATTAGTTGCATAACTGGTTAATTCTTTTCCTTCTTCATTAGTTTCATGTCCATATGGTAAAGATATTAGTTGTTTATCTTTTAATATTCCCCACATCTTCTGTCTTGGTTTTTTAAAATCTATTGTGCTTTCTAACATATTATCACTCTCCAAATATATTTTTTCTTTCAAAATTTTGCGTTTCAATGCAATAGTGTCTACTGCCCTTTAGTTTGTCTAAATCTTTCATAATATCTCCATTTTGTACTATCCTATTAAAGTTTCTTTCTATATCCATAGCTTTTGGATTTCTCCATAATGGGACTAAATCAAAATGATGGTATTTCATATAATCTATTAAGTTAGCTATTAATATTCCTATAGCTTGTAATCCATTTTCAGCGTTTAAGAAATATACTTTTTCAGCTTCCCATCTAACCCACCTGTAAGCTCTAATATAGTCTTTATTAGGTTTGGATGTATCTAAAGAATACCAATCATATAATAATTCCATAATAAATTGTACAGCTTCTTTACCACTACAACACATCCAAGCTTGTACATTTTTATGCCATACCATTATTAATATATTTATTAAATCTACCATTATTTCTATTGATACTGGCATAGGTGGGATATTATAATCTATTCCCCAATATTTACCCCATTCAATAGGATTGTCATTATATCTTAGATATTCATAGTTAGGATTTTCTAATAGCTCTTTCATTTTTTCATAGTCTTTATTAGGAATAATTAATTTATCCATTGGATCTGTGGGATTTAGCCACCACCATCTTTTGGCCACCTCAATAAATTTATTATTATTGCCTACTTTATATATGTTTTTCATGAGTGTACCTTGTAATTGCTCATCATGTTCTTTATATATATCCCAAATAGTTAAATCTAATAAATCTTTTTCTATTTGTTTATAGACATTTATTAAAGGCATATAATCTAAATATTTATCATTATCTCTATGTATAGATATTATAGCCTCCCTATCTAAATATCTATTATAATATTTATCTATAGTCTTTAACCCTTCTCTATAGAAATACTTTTTATTCTTATCTTTATCTATAGATTTTATATTTATTCTATCTAAACAATCTATATATTTGTATTTTTCTATATTCTTAAGTAGTATCTTATGCATTAATCTAATATTGTAATCTTTACTAATTCTTCTTATGGTTATACTATCTAAATTATTTACAATATTAGATTTTAATATTTTAGTTATACCAATTCTTTTTAAAATATCTGGATTTTCTATAGTATCTATTTTTTTAAAATTCACTCTGTCTACAAAATTATATTTATCTTTATCTATATACTTATCCCTATACTTTTCAAAAAACTTTAATTTATACATGTCAATTTCCTTAAAATAAATCCTATTTAAAAATCTATAATCATGTTTTTCCATGCCTGTGTTTTTCTCTAATTTTAAACTTTGTATAAATTGATATTTAGATAATCCTTTTTCTGTTATTTTATTTGTATATATACTTTCAAATTTATCTAATTGTAAATTTTCTCTATCTATATTTAGATTTATACACTTATTATCTTTATTTAATTGTATATTTCTAAACTCTAGTAAATTCTTGTCTGTTTCTACATGTATATCTATACTATCTCTAGGTTGGAGTTCTGTATCTACTTCTATGTTTATATTTATACATTCCTTTTGCCCTAGTTGCATACTTTTCTTTTTATTAAATTCTATAATGTTTGTATCTTCTAAAGGCATACTTTTATCTTTATTTATTTCTCTGTCATGCAACTTTAGCTCTTTTTCAAATTCTTTTACCATAATGGGATTTTCTTTATATAAATATTCATTATTCTTCTTTTCTATATTATAAAAATACTTATATAAGAGTTTATCTCCTCTAGTCTTATCTATTTCAACTATCTTATCCTTATAAAATAGTTTTTCTTTATGTTTTAACACTTTGCTTGTAATATCATATTTAAAAGTTGCACCAGAATGAGTATCCCCTACATATTTAAGACTACATAGGGGTATTTTATGTAGGGGCATATAAAGAACCTCCTATTCTGTTGTTTTATAACACCTTATAGCTATACAATAATTAATATTTGCACTATTATTAAGAAAATTAAAAGGTGCTGTGAGTTTAAATTTCTTGTAATATTCTTCTTCATCTGTATCTTTCTTATATGCTAATTTATCCATATCATATATTGCACTAGCATCTCCAGCAAGTACATTGATCATCTTTCCTCTTTCCATATCTACTGGATGTACTAAAGTAATATCGCTAAATTGATGTTTCTTATGATTCCATCTCGAACCTTCTACATTACACTTGTCCATAAATGGATTAGTAGCATAGAAAGCAGGGTAATGTGGCTGATAAGGCATACCTATTTTATTAGCTATCATACACATATCTGTTACTCCAGTAGCTGTTCTTTCTCCATAGAGCTTTGTATAATTAGGTTCTATATCAGAAGATACAGTTATACCAAAATTATATTTATCATCTGTTGTAGCACTATCTTCAACTGGTTTTAATGCTCCCATATAAGCATAGGATGTTAAATAGTTTTCATATGGATGCACATCTGCCGAAGGATCTCCACGCAAAACTAAATTTATACTATCTTTAGTTACATTGATCCAATATTGAACTGGTAAAAAGTCCTTAATTTCTGGTTGTAACTTTCTATACCAAGCTAGTCTATAATTATATTCCTTTTGCATATTTTTAGGTATATCTAAATCATTACCTTCTTTATTTAATTTATCTGATATTTGTAATCTTATATTATTAATTGAATTAGATTTTGTCATGGCACTTACGTAAGCATTGTAATCTCCACTTTTACTTGATTCATCATTTACACCTGCCATTATTTCTAATACTTGCGCATCTGTTCTATCATAACAATATTCCCGTATACAATATCTATGTAAACTTTTAAAATCAACTAATGCTTTCTTTTCCTCTTTTGTTAAATCTGCTTTTTCTCTATCTATTTTTACATAAAATTCTTTACCATATGTTGTTGTAGCCTTAATAATGCAGGTATCATTTTGTTCTGTTACTGTAAACTTAGTATCCACCTTATCTGTTGTAGAATCATCTGTAATAAGATTTATTTCTTTATTTTCACCTGATGTTCCTATTTCATCTAGTGTTTTTGGATAAACCAAATTCCATTTGTATATTCCAGCATTTTTTGTTATTTCCGTTACTAGATTTTTTACTAAATCCTTAACCTGGCAACTTCCTTCTGCATAATAAAATTTTTCTTCTGCCATATTTATCTACCTCCTAAAAATTTTTCTAAGTTAATATCTCTATTTATTTCTTTTATTTCTAAAGTGTTTAGATTTATTTGTATAGTTTCTCTAATTACATCCCTACTTGGGCTTATATCTATATTTAGTTCCTTTATCAAGTTATTTCCATATGGTCTTTTTTCATATATCTTTAAATTTACAGGTTCATTTAGTCCAATCCCATCAAAGTTGTGTATGTATATCTCTAATTTTTTATTCTTATATCCTTTAACACTTAATATTTCAGGATTTTGATTAGTCATATGTTGCCTAAAATCAAAATTCAAGAAAAAATTCCACTCCTCTTTATTTCCAAAATAGATGTATTTATCTCCAATAACTGCATGCAAATCTATATCTGCCATTGTATTAGCTTCCCATTGCATTACTACCGCAATATCCCAGTCATTTAAAATATCATCAATTGTTGGTGTTTCCGGTTCTTCAATTGGTGGTTCTGGTGGTGTTACTATTTCTCCTATTAAATATTCTAAATCTACCATTGTTTGTCTACTATTACCACTGTTATTATGCAAAATAAAAGAAATAGGTGTATTAGCATTAACTTTATAAAATGTATTAAAGTATTTATGCTCTCCTATTTCTTTTATAGTTGCATTATTTATTATTCTATTTTTATTTATTTCTAAGGTATAAGTATCTTCTTTCTTCCATCCAGTTTGATTAAAATGTAATCCTGTCAAATATACATCTTTATCAAATATAAAATCCTCTTTATTTTCTTGTATAATTGGAGGAATATCTAATAGTTTACTATCCACTTTTTGCATACCATTATAATTGTAATAAATAAAATTCTCTATCTTTTTCTTTAACATATTGTACTGTAGACTTGGTAATAGTTCTTTTAAATCCTCTAATAGTCCTTCTATATCATTTGTATTTAACTTTGAATATTTGCTCCTCAATTCATCATCAATCAACTTTAATATTCGTTTTTTTAATTCATCTGCTAATTCCTCAAAATTAATTATATATTTTGATAAACTCATTCTGAACCACCTTCAAGAATACAAAAATCTACCCATACCACTTTAGAAGATCCACTATTATTGTTATAAATAAATTTTATAGTACCATCTACAGGATAAAATACATTAAAATACTTATGCTCACCATATTCTTTAGTTCTTGTTTCTGTGAATAGTTTTTCTTCTTCTACAACTAAATCCCAACTATCTTCAAACCTCCAACTAGATTGAGAATAAGTTATACCCGTTAACTTACTGTTAGCTGGTGCAGTAAATTCTATTGTATGCTGTCCTACTATTGCTGGTACTTCTAACATTTTTCCATGTATCTTTTGTGTTCCTAATATTCCTAAATTACCACTTAATCCATCTAATTTTGCACCTAAATCATTTAAGGCTTGAATTAAGTCATTGTAGTCTACGCCTTGTATTTTATCTTTAATTTCACTTAACAATCTTTCTATATCTTCTGTATTAAATGTTATATTACCTATATCTGCATTTACACCATTCTTTAAATAATCTGATATTAAATCGGATAATTCATCCCAGTTAATCACATAACTTGGTAGCCCCATATCATCATCCCCTTATACATAATCTATTAATTCTACTCTATTATCTGGATTTTTGAATAATTCTATTGCTTTCTCTGATTTATTTGGATATATAGTCTTTATTTTATATACCTTTCCCTCTGTATTTCTTATAAGTTCCTCTGACCATTCTAACTCTGTATTTTCTGCATATATACATTTTATCACTTTTTTATTTGTATCTCTTACTAATCTTACTGGATATTCAGGCAACTCACCTTTATACTCTTCTCCACCTTCAAACTTTATTTTATTTTTTAAATCCCTTCTTCTAAGCTCTTGGTCTAAAATATAAACAACTGGCTTTCTAAAATCATTCTGTTTCATTAGTTATCACCTTCTTTTAAGGTGTAATTACCTTTACCTAATTTAGCTATATTAGTTACTTCTCTCATACCATCAAGTGATATTTGGTCTATGTAATTTCCATCTGGTGTTAATTCTGTTCTTATTCCTGTAACGATATAATGTCCAATCATTTCATTTAATTTTATTCTTACTATTTTACCTAAATCTAAATCAGGATTTCCTTTGGTTGCTACTATATCTACATTAGAGTTTTCTCTCCAACAATCTAAGAAAAATCTACTAGCTACCTTTTGTCTTTTATCTACTGTATCACCTAAAGGACTTTCAATTTCTTTAAAGTTTTTATATCCTAAATAAGCAACCATACTGGGATCTTCAAATACATTATATTTATCATTTGCATGTCTAACTAAAACTCTATTATATAAGGTTTCACTACCTCTTTTTCTATTTGCCTTACCTATTATAATAAAATCCTCGTAATAAAAATCATAGTTTATTTTATTTTGTACATTACTTGCCTTGTAATCTGGGTATAATTTTTCTACTTTGTATGTACCATCTTTTAATACTCTAGCTCTGGCTTCTAATGTCTTTAAAACTTCATCTATAATATCACTCATTTGTACATCATATTGCATTTTTAAATTTTTAATCGCGTAATTGTTGCTTGATATTATATTGAATATAGGAGTTCCTAAACCTGCTTTAATTGCCATATTGCTTATTAATTGTGTAGCATTAATATTATTAAATACATGGTAAGGAACTCCTCCATCAATGGGTCTTAATATTTTGCAACCTACATCATGACAATTTATATTTATAGTTTTTGCTTCATCATCTATTTCAAAGTTCCTTATTATCCCTGTAAATTGTATTTTATCACTTATATAAATTCTAATATGATTTCCATTGGCAATTATTCCATCTGTATATCCAAAATTATATAAGCTAGGTACTTTACTCTTCACATCTTGCACTACTACTGTAGCACTTGCAGTTTGCATATCTATTCTTCTATCTATAACTATATTTAATACAATTCTTTTTAAGGTTGTTTTTTTTTCACCTTTATCAATTATTTCTACCCTATAATTCATTGCTATCACCATTCCAACCTTCAATTCCACAAGGACATATTAATTCACAACTCATGTAGTATATATCACCTTCAATAGGAGTATCTATATCAAAATTTCCTTGGAAATATCCTCTGTATTCTGTGCCAAATTCATCAATAAATATAAATCTTTCATTGTATCTATTTCTAAACTCTTTAAATTTTGATATTTGCTCTGGTGTATGTGTTTCAAATGCTACGGAAAATTTTATTGATGAATCTGATTTAACTGCATCTTGAAATACTGTATAACCTGTTAAACTTTTATTACCCTTTCTTAATGTAACAGGAACAGGAGGCTTATAGTTAGTTATTACTGCTCCTGTATCTGTTTCATTATCGTATTTAAGTTGTAAATTAAAATCCAGCTATAACACCTCCTAATTTCTAATTGCATCTTTCATAAATAAATCTACCATACTATTCTTTATTGCTGTTTCTCCCATTGATTTTACTTCTTGTGTTAGTTGTTCTATTCCTTTATTCTCAATATCTGCTACAGTTATATACATATTTATTGTGGGATTAAAATTTAATTGTTTATTACTATTGCTTATAGAATTAAACCCACTATCAGCACTATACGCTCCACTAAGTGCCATATTATTTAATCCATTAAATTCTGGTCTGATATTGCCTAAAGATTTAATCCTATTTCCTAATCCTCTAAATTTAGTATCTATGTTATCTTCTTGTCCATCTATACCTTGAATTAATCCTTCGCCTATAAAACCACCATATCCATCAAAAACTCTACTTGGCGAATGTATTTGTAGTTCTTCCTCAAATCCTTCTTTTACACCTTTTCCAAGTTCCTTGCCTTTACCTTTAAATAATCCTTTTACTTTATTAATTCCACCTATAAATCCATCTACTATATTTTTTACTTTTTGTTTTCCCCAATTAATGAAATGTCCTATTAATAATTTCCATCCACCTATTACCCATTTAATTGTATCTCCTATACCTTTAAATATTTTCTCTAAAATTTTCCCCATTTTCTTTCCTGCTGCAACTAGCTTATCCCAATGCTTTATAACCTCGTATACTATAAATCCTATTGCTGCTATAGCACCTAAAATAATAAGTGTGTGCGGAGTAATTAATGTCGGTAATAATTTAAAAACACCTGTTGCTGTTTTAAGTTTCCCAAACATCCCAATTACACTACCTATTGTTTTTACAAGTTTCCCAAGTATTAAGAATACGGGACTTAATAATGCTATTGCACCTACTATTATTCCTATTGCAGATTTAACCGGCTGTGGTAATCCATTGAATCCATTAACTAGTTTAGTTACTAATTTAACTACTTTGCTTAATATTGGCACTACTGCTTGGGCTAAAGATATTTGCAATTCTTCAAATGCACTTTTTAATGTCGTTAACTGTCCTTTTAAATTGTTTTGCATAGTATCAGCCATCTTTTTAGCTGAACCTTCTGCCTTATTCAAATTACCATAAAGTTTGTTATAATCTTTATCACTAGCATTGATTACTGCCAACATCCCAGACATAGCTTCTTTACCAAAAATTATACTTGCAGATTGTGCTTTTTGTGCATCTGTTAGTTTACTAAATTTTTGTCTTAGTTCGTCAAATAATACTTTTCCAGATTTAACTTTTCCATTACTATCTGTTAAACTAATTCCTAACCTTTCCATCTCTTTTCTCATATTCTTAGAAGGATTAGCTAAGTTAGTTAAAGAATATCTTAAAGATGTACCTGCTGAACTTCCTTTTATACCTGCATTAGCCATTAATCCTAATGCAAAGGATGTATCTTTAGCAGATATACCTAATGCTCCTGCTACTGGTGCTACATATTTAAATGATTCTCCAAGCATAGACACATTAGTATTACTGTTACTTGAAGTACTTGCTAATAAATCAGCAAGGTAAGCACTATCTTTAGCTTGTAGTCCAAAAGCAGTCAAAGCATCAGTTACTATATCAGATGTAGTTCCAAGCTCTTCTCCTGAAGCTGCCGCAAGATTAAGAATACCAGGTAAACCATCCATCATTTCTTGCGTTTTCCATCCTGCCATAGCCATATATTCAAGAGCTTGTCCAGATTCCATTGCACTAAATTTAGATTTTGCACCCCATTCTCTACTTAATGCAGTTAATTTTCCCATCTCTTTAGCATTTGCACCTGAAATTGCTTGAACTTTACTCATCTGCTCTTCAAAACCCATTGCCGTCTTAGTTGCCATTCCTAAAAATCCACCTGCTGCAATAGAAGGTTTGGCTAAACTTTTACCAGTATTAGTTAAAGCATTTCCTAAAGATTTAACTCTATCCTCTGCTCCACCTGTACCAGCAACAAAGTTTTTAAGATTTGCCCCTGCACTTTTTAAACTGTTTTTAAATCCACTTCTATCAAGTGTAAGGTAAGCAACAGCTGTACCTACGTTTATTGCCATGTGTTCTCACCTCCCATTTTAGGGAATAAAAAAGACATATTTCTATGCCTTTAAGTTTTATCTTCCATATAAACTTTTGTATTTCTCACTTATTTCTAAATTGTTATAATATAACTCTTCATATCTCCCTATTAACTTTTTTGTATTTTTCTTTTCATTTATTGATTTTTGTATCTGCACTTTTATGTTGTCCATTTTCTTTAGATTTTCTTTAATCTCTTGATCTTTATACATAACTATAAATTTATGCTTACATTTTGGACACTTAAAATAAGTTCTTTCTATATTTTCTTTTACTATCTCACTCTTTAATCTATTTTGTTTTAATTTAAAATCTTTTCCGCATTTATCACAAGTTACTACTGGATTTTTAAAAGTTGCCATAATTAATTCCCCCTATTTATTATTGGAATTCAACCAATCTATTACATCACTATTGTTTTGTTTGTTTACGTTCTTATTATCTTCGAATTTAGGTTCTGTGCCATTTTCTTTACTCATTTCAGCTAGTATATATGTACAAGCTTCATCAAAACAAAACGCTTCATAATCATTTGTTAATGCTATTATCTGGCTTGGTCTTATTTGATACCGTTTGCTCATTGTTATCACCGACAGTATTCTCTGGCTTTTCAGGAAATTTTTCTATCTCATTTAACCCCTCTTGTGTATAATTAAATAAAGCTACTATCTGTTCATCTGTTAATTCAAGCTCTACTTCTTTCAAATCCCTAGCTGAAGGTTCTATAAGTGCATTTTCTGCCATAATAAACATAACATCTGTCAACGCTTTCATATCTACATTACCCTTATTGGAGCTTTTGCCATAGAATAATTCCTCTGCTGCACTAAGTAATTTATTAGGTATTACACCCTTTCGAACTAAATTTAAAAGGGATGCCCTCTTAACCTTAGCTACAAAAGGTATCTCTGCTTTAAACCTTGGTAATTCAATTAAATCATATTCAGCCATCTTTTTTAAATCTTCTATACTTGTTACTTGTATACTCATCATTCATTCCCCTTACTATTTTATTTTTATTGTCTTAAACTCTGTAGATAATGCTGCAGTCTTACCACTACCATTAAGCTTGTCAACTGGCTTAGCTTGTGCTATATACACTACGTCCACAGCTAAACTTGTAGGTACAAATGTTACTATTTTCTTAGTTCCATCTATAGTTACATTACCTTGAACCAAGCTATTATCTGATTTTCTCCTTGTGCTAAAATTAGTCTTAGTTACATAATCTTGGTTTATTTGTTCTTTAAATGTCCATACTATCCTATTAGTTATTTCTACTCCAACATCTGTATTTGTATCTTTTACAGTTCCACCTTCAACTCCTATATCTTCAACTGGTGGATCTGGTTTTTCTGGTTTGCTAGGTAAAGTATCCAAGAATTCTATTTCAACTGGTTTCTCTCCTCTAAATGGAATTGATTCTGCTTCATATTCTGGAACTAAGAATTCACCATCTTTAACTTTATATTTAGCAGGTTTACCTTTACAATGCTTGTAAGTAAATTTAGCATAACCTGTAGTTCTACTATAATCTTTTTCTTCTGTAAATATTTCCATTGTAAATGGATGTCTTTCTGCTACCTTTCCTGCTTCTGCACCACAATATTTATTACCTTCTATACTACCACCATCAATAAGGGACATAGTTTTCATATTAAATAAGTTGTCTTTAAGTTTTAATTTATAACCAATTACAATATCTTCTGTTTCATTAATCCCATAAATAGTATTTTTAACTCTTAATATATCTCTTTTACCGTCAGATTTAATAGGTTCTATATCTATTTCATCAGAAGTTTCAATTGTATGTTTTATATTTGTAACCTCATCAATAAAATTTACCTTAATTACATTAACTAATGTTTTACCATCCATATTATTACCTCCTTAAACTCTTGAATTGTTGGTACTCTATGCTAGCAGTATAAGCTTCTATTTTTTCATCAATAATTGCTGGTGTTTCATTACCTGTAGGTCTTAATTCTGTTATATCTTTCATAGCTTGTTTTATATTCTCCACATAAAACTCCATAGTAGAATAATTAGACATAGGATGATAAATAATAATATCAAATAGCTTATAACCATTAACATTGCTATTCAATGCATAGGTTCCATTTTCTTTTATTACTAGATATGGTTCTGTGCATTTATCTCTTTTTTGTCCAGGAGAATACACTTTATATCCTAGTTTTTTTAAGTGTAAATATATTTTCTGCCATAACGTTTGGGGGATTGCACTATTTATTAAATCCTCCTGTAACTTATCTCCTGGAACTTTATAATTAAAACTACTCATTTAATCACTTTCCTAACAAATTATTCATACCACTTAGTATTTCAGCACCTAGTTTATTTACAGTAGGGTTGAGAATGCTATACTGCTTATCCATTGCCAATTCTAAGTATGGAAAATGTTCTGTGTTACCAGCTACATAAACATTACATTTATCTCCTTCCCACTGTTTTCCACCTTCTATAGTTTTTCTACTTAAACCAGTTCTATCAGTCCAGGATGCATTTTTCTTTGCATGTTCTTCTAATTTTTTACCTGCAGTATCAGCGTAAACTCCTATGGCTGCTTTGCTTTTCACTTCAAATTCAGATAATCCATTAATAACACTTTCTATATCAAACTTAAAACTCATAATATCACATCCTATCCAAATACATATCGAAGACTATATTTTCTACATTCCCTGTATCAATTACTTTGTATTTAATGCCATCTGATGTTAAATAATCGTCTTGCTTTATCTTTTTACTTTCTTCATTGTAGGTAACTAATAGTTTCTCACGATAATCAGTATTTATGGCTGCTCCTGTATCTGTACTGATATTTATCTTACTTTTTTCCCTGTAGTAATAACCCTTAATAGTTGTTACATATAAATCCTCCAATTTCTCTCCATAAGCATTTTTACCATTTCTTAATATCTTAATTTCCTTTAATAACCCTTTTTTCTCTAATTGCTTATATATCTGCCTGCTTATTTTTCCTCTATTAATTTTACTCATTGTCCATCAACTCTTTTCATTGATGTTTTATATCCTGTTATAGTCCCTTGCAAACTTTCTTCATATGCTTTTTTATATTCCTCTGCTAATCCTAACCAATATTGCCTATTAGAACTTAACTTTACACCTGCTACCTCTAACCTATCATCTGCGTTAGCTTTTAATAAACAACCTTTATAACTAGCCTTATTAATATTATTATCATTGGATTGCAATAACAAACTCAGGTCATTATCTTCAAAATATGGATATTCTCGCTCCTGAAGATTAAATTTTAATATTTCCAAAGGTATAGTCATGCTTATTCTCCTTCCTTAGTTTCTCCTTTTTCTATTTTCTCTAAAGACTCAACATAACCTCTCTTGGTCATTTCCTCACTATCCTCTGATCTAACCTCAAATTCATCACCTATTTTAAAACAGCTTTCATCATATTTTATATTTACTAAAGCTTTTACTTTCTTCAATTTTTCATCTGCTTTCTTAGCCATATTACCCACCCTTTCTATTTTTAATTTAAAAAGAGAAGGTATTTCACCTTCCCTCTTATTCAGCTACTGTAGCAAAAAAACATTCATCTGCCCTTTCAAATGAAGGTAGAACTAACTGTGATACCTTAGTTTCTACTGTAACAGGATCCTCTTTTGCCATAGTAGTTATTGCTACACCAGTATTAACTATTTGAGTATCTAATTTAGATGAACCAAACATTTTGTCAGCCTCTTCTGGTGTAGTACCATACATTGTTTTGCCTAGTGCACCTTGAGGAATTAAAGTAACTTTATTATCCTCGTAAAGGTTCATTGTGCTACCATCTTCGGCTGTAAATACACCATTTAATATACCCACTTCTATTTCTAATTTTTCTTTTAAGTAATTCTTTACTAGCTTATCAGTAACTACTACATTGCTTATGCCTTTAATTTCACTTTCTATAGCAGCATTTGCTCTTATATATCCGAAAGTTTTTTGTGTCATTAACATTCTATTAGGTTTTGCATAACCTTCTGCCACTAAAGTATTTTGCCATCTTTCAATGTCTCCTACTATATTAGCTGTTTTATCACTCCATTTAGCAGTGCCAGCAAGCACTTCTTTATGGTCAGATGGAATTCCATAATCTACAACTACATCACCATCATCAGTAATTATCTTTATTTCTCCACTTTGAAGTAGTTGAGCTCTCATTCTAGTTGCTTGCACTTCTGCACCATCAACTAAAGCTTTATAATTACCGAATATTTGATTTAATATTTGATTGACTAGTTCTTGGTTATTAGCTTTCATTGCTAAAAGCATTTGTTGTCTATCCTTTTCTTTTATTAAAACTGATTCTTTGAAGAAAGGCATTTCTTTCTTTTCAATGTTTATGTCAGCTTTTAAAGTTCTTGGTTTAACTGCTACATCAAATGTGCTCATTCTTAAAGCTACTGGTCTTTGTTTTGCACCCTTAGCAACCTCTAGTTCCATTCCTAGTTGTTTATCATTTGGAAATAAAGCCTTATCTAGTGTAACTTGTAGTGGTAAATTTTTAATATATAATGCTATTTCATTTGCGTTTATAAAATCTTGTAAATTCATATTGTTATTCCTCCCCTAATTATAAAAATTGAATCATTTTTAATGCTGCTTTTACTTCTGTAGCTGGTTTTTGTGGTAATACATTTTCTTTTATAAAACCAAAAATGGTCACTGAAACTACTTCTGTACCACTGGAATTATTAAAATCTACATCCTCATAAACAATTCCAAAAGCAGTACCATCAGTTACTTTTTTACCTGTTTTGTCTACTATTGTTCCAGCTTCAAGTATTCCTTCTTTTAATGTTGCTACTGTCTTACTTACCTTAATGTTAGTGTTTTGAAATAATGCTCCAGCTAATGCTAAAATGTTCTTTTGAGTTCCTAATATTTTAGTTGTACTTTGTCTCATTTTTCATTCCTCCCTTATTTAAAGAAACTGTCTATAGTCTCATTTATTTTAAATTGGTCAGCTTGTTGTTTCCCTAAAACTTCACCTATACTTTTAGAATCTTTGTTATCGTCAATTATTGAGGATTGACCACCTCCTATATTGCCAGTACCTCCTGGAGTTTCCTCAGCGAATAAATAAGGATCAGATTCTTTTAAATTCTTAATCTGATCCTCTAGTCCTAAGAAGTTATCTCCATCAAGACTTATTTTTTCTATATCTAAAGCTTTCTTAAGTATTCCTAAATTCTTAGGCTTAAACTCTCCTAGCTTTTTCTCTAGCTTAGTTTCAAATGTTATTTGATTGAGCTTGGATTCATAATCCTCACTTGCTTTTTTATTAGCAGCTTTTAAATTTTCTATCTCTGCATTTAGCTCCTCATTATCTTTAATCTTGCCTTGCAAATCTACTAAATCCTTGTCCCTCTTTGCTATGTCTTTCTTATACTGTTTAATTGTTTCATTTGCAGTATCTAGCTCTTTTTTCTCTATATAGTTAGAGCTGTCCACTAAGTCTATGTCCTTATACTTCTTTTGAATATCCTCTGGTATCTGTTTAAAATGTTCTCCTAATATTTCACTTAATTTTGGCATTACTCTACAACCTCCCAATCTTCTTCTAACATATTAGACATTGTAAAATCAACATCTTTTGTATCTCTTATATCTAATACTTTCCCATCTTTACAATACATCATTATAGTATTGTTCTCCCAATTCCAATATCCACCCCAATGCTTTCTCTTAACATGCTTACCTTGTTTTAATAACTCATAAGCTTTTCTAAATTCCATTTACATCATTCCTCCTTAATTTTTTACATAATAAAAGCACCTACTGTTTTACCTAGTAAGTGCTTAATATCTCTCGGGCTCACCTGTTATTATATTTCTCCCATCTATAAACAATTCTACATCTGATAATTTAGCAGATTCTAAATCTCTTTTAAACTCTTCAAATATTTTCTTTTGTTCTTCTGTTGCTCCATCTTTTAAAATCCAATTGTCATTTTCATCATAATCAGTTATTCCCATGAGTTCTTTGGGTAAGGCTATCATTTCCATACCTCCTTTATCTTTTCTTTTAATAATTTAACTACTTCTTTGGCAAGAGTCCTAGGATTATCTTCTGAAACGGCTTCAGCTAAAAACTCAAGTGTACTGCGATTAGAATAATTACTTAAATTCTCTTTAATATTTTTCTTAGTATTTACTATGTTAAGATTGTTTAATGCCTTCATTTTTATTTCTTTAGATAATTCTCCGTTTTTTATTCTACTAAAAGCTAAACCTAAGTTGTTTAAGTCACTTAATTCATTATTCTTATTTATTACACCATATTTTTTTAAAGTTGTAGCATATTCTATCATATGTCCCATTTCATGTTTTATTATTCCCTTTACTCCATCTTTAGGTGTCCACCACTTATAATCAACGCAGTCTTTAATCATATCATCAATGGACTTTAAATCTGCTAAATCTTTCTTTGATAGAATAAGTTTTGTATTTAATTTCCCATCTTTAAAACTTATACTCGCACTTGCTGGTGCTGAAGCTCTCCCATCTGTTTTTATTTCTTGAATAAATCCATTTAATAAAGGATATTCCTGATAAATTTCACTCATTGATTTATTTACATAGTTAGCTACACCTATATCAATATCTTTATAACTAATTTTATTAAGATTAAGATTGTTTATAGCCCATTTTTCAGCTTCCTTTATAGTTTTTATATCTGGATACTTAAAATCTTTAATAGGCTTTTCTTTTATTATATCATTATTGTTATCTTTTTTACTAATATTTCTAAATAAATTACTTTCTCCAACAAATTCTCTTCCATATTCCTTATACCAATCATCTAATTTATTATTACTTCCCCCATATAACCAACCATGTAGTTCCATGCCCACTTCATCTAAAGATTTAGTTATAACAGGTGTAAAATAACATACTCCATTTGGATGTTCTAAAGGTAATTCATCTGTTTTATATGTTTTTCCTTCTCTTTCTCTGCATATGGAACATGGCCCTCTATGAGAATTACTTGTATGCCACTCTATTCCTTCTACAAATGGATTAGCTTTACAACTTCTCTGCATAGATAATTGATAAGCATGACTTATAGAAGTTACTGCTAACCTAAAACTGTTATATTCTATCTTTTTATTTCCTACTCCTGGATATATCCTTTTGAAATCCCAATCTTTTTTAACTTCTGGATTAACATAATCTGATAAATCTTTTGCTAACTCATAAGTACTCTTCTTTTCTAATAATCCTTTTTGTATTATATAATCAAAGTTTGCATTAGCTTCTTTCTCATGGAACCATAGCCTTTCTGAAAGCCCTTTACCATCTTTATAAAAATCTCCACTTATAAGTTCTTCTAATGCCTGCTGCGGTATCCTAGAAAACATATTAGAAAATGTTTCTTTTGAATTTAATTTATATTTTACATCCATTAAATTAAAAAAGTCAGTTTGAATATTTGTTGCATACTTTGCACTTTCCAATATAGAATACTCTATATCTTTTTTAAGAATCTTATTTAATTCCTTTATATCTTTCTTGAATTGTTTTTGATAATCTAATAACCATATTTCGCTTAAACTATCCTTATTCGCTTTCTTTGACCTTTTTCCTAGGTCTTTTGCTACATCTCTGTATAAATCCCTTATATTTTTTATTTGCTTCTTAGTAAGCATTATTCGTTGTTCTTGTGCTTTAGCTACTAATTTTAAATATTCGTTCACACCACCACCTCATTTTAAGCATAAAAATAGCACCTATTATTTTTTAGGTGCTCGGTATCCAGCTTTCTCTGCTTCTTCTATAGTTTTAAACCATCTTTCAGTATCTTCTATCTTTGTACTATTATAATATCTAGATCCTGGTGTATGATATATTTTTTCTCCTGTCTTTTTACTTGTATTTCCTTTTATAAGACCTTTTCCTTTTTCATTTTCATCTACATACAATTGTTCTTTAGGAGTTTCTGCTCTAAAGTTATTTCCATCATCTTTACTGCTAACTTTTCTATTAATAGATGTTTTACTCACTGGCTCCATGTATATATAATTATAACTACTAAGTTCTAATCTTAAAGTTAGGAAGAATAAAACTCCATAAATTACAGTTCCTATTGAATATACACCAATTGCATCTTTTTTATTTTTAAGTATTTTACTTCCTGTTAAAGCTGCTATAATTAATGCGGAAAAAAATATTATAAATAGTATATAAAATATAATTACCAACTCCATAACTCTTCCCCCTTATCTTCATGTAAATTATACCATATATAAGGGGAAGATTAGTACTATATTTCCCTTAAAAATTGTTCTTGCTCTGCTGCTGTAATAGAAGTTATATCCTCGCATATTTCTTTTAAAATATCATCTACATTTTCATCATCTGTAAAGTCCTTTATGTAACTTCTATGACTTCTTACATTAGTTCTTACTTCTTCCATTGCAAGTCTTTTCTTATCTTCTTCATCTTCTGGAATAGGATAATTTTTATTTAAAACTATATTATAAAGTAAGTCATTCCATTCGTCTTTCCACTCTTCATAGCATTTAAATTTGCCACAAGCTTCAACTATTAATCTAATCATTTGCCTTATAATTGGTTCCCAATCATGCCATTTTTCCTCACAACGTGCTACAAGCTCTGTGTACATATATTTAATACTCTTAGCACTTGGAACTTGTTGAAGACTTTCTAGCTTAGGTATTCCTAATTTTTCATACATACTATCTTCTAATGTTTTTAAATATTTAAGTACTGGATCTGCATTAGTAAAATTACTCTCTACACGCTGTACTTTAGCTTGTTTATTACCTTCTGTATCATCAATACTTTTTAAAGCCATAAGTGAATTAGGTGCAATGTTACAAGCATTAACCGTATCTTCTGTTGCATCTATTACAGCTGTTTGTCCAAACATAAGAAATCTTAAACTGTCGTTAAAATCTGATAGTCTCCTATTGTAGCTATCTTGCAATGGTTTTAAATCTTTTATATCACTTTGTCCATAAGGGTTAATAATGCTTTGTTCATTGCAAATTACCCAACATGGTATTTTAGATAGTCCTGTGTCCTGTTCTTTTATTTCTATTGGTGCTTCCAGATTATTACCTTTAAAAGTTTCTATTCTTAAATAACAAGTAGATTCCTTGTCACTTATTTTATTCATATAGTAAGTGTATCTGCACCATATCTGGTCTTTTTCCTCTTTATTTGCGGTTTCAGCGTCTTGTCTTACTAGTATTACTTTATTCAATTTAGTTATATCATTAGGATCTACTTCATAACTAAAGTCATTTATATCATGGTAATAAAGTCTTATAGGTTGACCTGGATTAGCTTCTAATCTTAACATTACCCTTTTAGTTACTGTTGCAAGCCTAAAAGCTTTCATAGTGTTACTCCAAAACTTACTAGCATTAAGTATTGCATCTATATACTGCCTTAATTCTTCACATGTTTCTTTGTTCTGTTTATCTAGTGGCTTGAATAGTATATCTGGTTCCTTACCAAACATAAAACGTGCTTGTTTGTTTATAAGTGGTTTAACCTTATTATCTATTATCTGACTTGGTATATAGTCTAAAACATCTAAAGTAATCCAATTTTGTCCTAATAGATCCTGGTTTAATTTCGCAGCATCTATATTTTCACATTCACCTAAATAAAATATAAAATCTTTTAGTGCTTTTTTTCTTTCCTTTTTTTCTCTTTCATTTAGATTAAGCAATGTTTCTTTTATATTCATTAGAATACTGTACCTCCTTTCTTTCCATACTTTTTAAGAACATTTTGTTTAAGTCCTCTACCTTTGTTATAAACTGATTTGTCATATTTAACATCAATATTATGTTTTAATATTGTATATATAAAATACCTCATAGCATCCATACAATGATCTTTATCTTTTAAAGGTTCCTCGATTCCTATAGAAATCTTTTTAGTATCCCATACATATGATACAAATTCTTTAATTGTTTCTTTGCAACAATCATTTACTCTAAACATATCTAATGACAATGCACTTGCAACTGTTCTTATTCCATCCAAAACATCATTTTTTGCTTTTCTTATTTGTTCAAATCCATCACTTCTCAATTGAGCTATAAAACTTGCTGCTGAAGGATCTATAATTATTTTTACAGGCACTATATCTCCTAAAAAACCTTTTAAGTCCTTTGAATATTGAATATCTGTCTTTTGTAAACTCTTATCTCTACCACTATAATAGTATTCTTTTACAATATACCACTTGCCTTCGCATAGTCCCCATAGAAGAAATACAGTAGCATTTTGAGTACCATAGTCTATAGATACATAATATTTTTCATACTTTCTATGAACTGTCTTAACTTTATGGAAATCTTCGTTGAACATGTCATAGATAACACCCTCTGCTAAACACCATAAACCTAAAATATAACGCTTATAGAATATACCTGAGTACATTCTTTTATATCTTTCTTTTACCTTTTCACTTAAAGATAAGTTGTCATTCATAGTAAAATGAAGGTGTATTCCATTTTTATATTCTAAATTATCAAGATACTCTACTTTAAACCAATGATATGGTCCTTCTGGGTTACAGTTAAACCACATCTTAGCCCCATCTACTGAACATCTAGCGGTTGCTTGATTGACAAAACTTTGGGGCATTAATGCAACTTCATCAAATAGTACTCCAGCTAAAGTAATACCTTGAATTAAGTCTTGAGATGCTTCATCTTTACCACCAAATAAATAAAAGTCATTACTAACTTTACCCTTAGAAATAGTTATATAATTATCTGTTCTATGTTCTTTATACTTGCACCCTCTACTTTTTAACATTTTAAGCAGTGGTTTTATAACATTTCTTCTTAATGAGCCTATTGTTTTACCACATAAAGCAAAGTTTTCACCATCAAAAGTTTCATTGGCCCACATTACAAAAGATAATGACATTGCTACAGTTTTACCTGCCCTTACTGAACCATCTGCAATAAGTATATCTTTATTAGCTACTGGTGAGTCTTTCATCCACCATGTTAAAACTTTTAATTGTTTATTAGAGAAAGGTTTAAACTTAAAAGGTACAACTTTATTTTTCATCTTTCCATACTTCCTCTACTTTACCTTCTAATGCTTCAATAAATCCATCATCTTGAACTTCATCATCATTACCTGTTACTTTAGATTTCTCTAATTCTAGTTTTTCTCTAGCTTGTTTGGATCTTTCTTCTTCTATCTTTCTTTTAAAGTTATCTGGGAATAAATCAAAGTATTGAGATAGTTTATCTAAAGCCTTCATTCTATCCTCAAATTTAATAGATACTCCATCTTTGCCTTGTTTTACTTCACTTATTATTGTTCCATCTACTACATTACTTTCTTTAAAGTCTACATAGTTAATTATTTTAGTGATTTCCTTTTTAGTCTTTTTATCAACTATAGGTCCAAATGGTCCCATAACAGGTACTTCTCGTTGTCCAAATGTTAGGTAATCAGTTATATCTGCAAATGCTATCTTTATATACTTATTTAATACATCCATAGCATCTATAAATATTTCTCCTATCATTTTCCCTTTAAGCTCTTTAATATAGGCTTTTACCTTACTATTTCTTACTAATTCACTTCCTGTTACATGAGCTCTTTCTTGCGAATATCCTGCTTTTATAGCTGCCATCGTCTGATTAAAGCTTTTAACATAGTAAATACAAAAGAGCCTTTGCTTATCAGTAAGTTCAGTATTTTCTAATACCTCTTTTACTTCCTTATCAATAGGCTCCTTATCATTATTCTTAGTCTTATTTTCTGTTGCAACATTCTTTTGTTGCGTTGCACTCTTTGTTGCAACATCTTTATTTATTTCACTATCCCAATTCTCTCTATTTTTTCTACTTCTTAGAGTAGAATATTTAATTCCATGTTCCTCTGCAAATTCTTTTAACTTTACATCGCCATTTAATTCTATGTATTCCTTCTTTATATTTTCCCAATCGGGACTCCTTGTTTTAGCCATATCTACATTGTCACCACCTCTGCTTTTCCATAAATAAAAAAGAGCCTATATATTAAGCTCTTTTAATAACTTCTTTCTTATATGTTCCTCATTTATCTCCTCATCATAATTAAAATAAATGAGTTTTATATTATTTTTATTGCATAATTCCCTTTTCTTTTTATCTAATTCTTGTCTTTTCTCAAAAGCTTCTTCTCCTCCCCAATGTTCAAAGGGTTTGAAGTGTTGTTCTCCTTGATATTCTATCCCTATATCTAAAGTTTCTATATAAATATCTAATTCTAGTCCATCTAAAAATGGTGGCCTAAAATGTCTATACATAGTTAACTCTGGATATAGTTTTCTTATTATCTTATATAAGTTAGTTTCATTCTCCCATTTCTCACCAACTCTTTTAGATTTAAACCAGTCTCTTACTTCATTTTCAATTACTTTATGTACTTCCTTTAACCTTTGTTTCATTACATACTCAATTGCATAATATAATTTTTGATATTGTAACTCTTTATCTTCTATATGAAAATATCTTAATAATATTGCTTCTTCTCTATGCTCTATCTTTTTAAGCATATCCAATATTTCTTTGCCTTCAAATGTATCTAGTAGTTTATATCTTCTTATATCTTCAAGTAAATCTTTATCTGTTGGATCTAATATTAATCTAATTTCAATAGGACCATCTTCTTTTAAATAATATATTCCATCATGTGTACTGGGGTTTATTCCCTTATTAAAGTAATTTATATTTATATACCATCCAAAGGTTCTTTTAAATTTAGTTCCATACATAGGAGTACAATATTCTTTATTAGGTTTTTCTATATTACATCTATGGCATACATCCTTTTTAAATTTAATATAATTTAGCCATTCTAGCCCTACTGGTGGATTTTTCTTTCTTATGACATCATTTATACTTTCTGGCATATCCAGTTGTTTTAACAATATCCACTCTGGAGGATTAAGCAAACTTGAAGGATATTTTAAAAATAGTTTTATACAGTTTTCTACTGCTTTTCTCATACATGAACATAAAACTACTTGTGAATTTTTATCTTTCTGAAATCCTATGAAATTGCCATACATATCTGTATAATGTACTAATGGATATAATAAGTTTTCTTTTAGTATCATTTATATCACCTAATAAAGTCATTCTATATAGCTTACTTAATTCCTTCTACCATAATTACAATTGTTGTTATATAAAAAACATTCAATTTAATAGATATATCCCTTTGCTATTTGTTCATCAGTGAGCCCATTTCTTGCCCACCCTTCAACTAATATAAGTTTATCTTTTACATTAGTTTCATATTTAGATTTAGCCATAGACTCACCTCCTCATTGTTAATTGCTATTGTTTGTTTTGGGAATAGAAAAAGATACCCATTATTGAGTGCCTAATATCTTCTTTCCTAAGTTATTCACTTATATTTTCCCATTATATATTTATTATTTTATGAAGTTATAAAAAATTTACATATTGCAAATCATTAAATAACTACGAATTATCGTTTCCTTTTTTATGACTTTTATATAGTTTTTCTAATACATAAAAACTAGGAATAAAGAACCCACTAAATGCACATATGTAAACTATATAATAAGCCTCACTTAATCCTGGAATAATAGGTGGTAATATAAAACCTCCAATTAAAAGACCAATAAAAGCACTAATAATGGATAGTATAAATAACCGCATATAGATTATCCTTTCTTTGATTAATTTTAGAATTTAAGTGTAGCTGATTGTGTTCCAGATATTACTGTAGTGGTATTAAATGAAAATCCTAAAGGATTTGAACTAATACTTATTGATGGAGTGAAATTAAGTGTACTATGTCCATATTTAACTACTGCTGCTATTTTATTTATTGGAGTTCTATCAGTACCCACTGTCCAATAACCATTACCTGATTTAGCAAAAGGATTAATACCTTCTATATCTACATATGATTTAAATAACCACATTCTACATTCCTCCTTCCATGTAATTTCTTCTACATAAAAAGAGGTAATCCTCCATCATTTACTTGTCTATTTCCGATTGTTTGCGACACACATACAATATATAGTATTTATAATCCACACTATTAACAATATGTTGTGGATTATCATTAGTTAGCTGTCTACTAATTACTAGTTAATTTATTTGCAATGTATCTCCAATCTCGACAAGCTTGTCGTTACTAACGAATCTATTTATCTCTGCCTTATAGCTCCTCTATGCCTTTTGTAACTATCATGCTTCATAAGCTCCATTACATCACTAAAAGAGATGTGCTCTCCCTCCCTCCTAGACTTCTTCTTTCTATTCTGTTGCTTTAATCTCTTATGTATATCTGGTTGCTGTGCTTTTATTATCTTTTCTATCTTCACACCTCTCACTCCCTTTTAATCATAATAGAAAAAGACACCTACTTTTATTTAAGTAAGTGCCTTTTGTGTTAATAAATGTGGCAAGTACGCACTACTTGCCTGTTACAGTAATCCCTGCTGTAACGATTCAGTTGTTTTGTTTAATTAATTATATTTGTTTATGTTAATAGAATATCATATCTTTTCTACCTAAATCTGTAATGTTTCAGTAATAAGTACGGTATTTTTAAGGTTTTTTAATAGTTCCATAAGATATTTGCTAGTTTAGGTATTATTTGTTCCTTACATATAAGTGAACAATAGTCCTTGTCCATTTTAACTTCCATCCCAATAGCTACCCAACTTTTTTTAGGTTTTATAAAATATCTAAGCTTAATTATTTCACTTTCTCTATCGTCTAATATTCTTATTGCATTCTCTATCTTTTCTTTTAATATTTTTTTCTTCTCTATCTCTAATTCAAGTTTTTCTATATATTTTTCTTTATAAATTATTTCATCTTCTATAGGTCTATTTATCCTGTAAGTTTCTCCTGTCCTCTCTTCGTAACCTATACCTCTACCTCCTTTATAATCTATCTCTAATTCTTTTATTGCTAACTCTACAGCTTTTATTTCTACTTCTAAATCTTTATAATTATATAATACTCCTTCTGTTTTCTTAAAAGTTTTTTCATCCATCGCTAAAGTTTCTTTATCTATCATTCAAGTCCTCCTTACATCATTGCCTTAATGTAATTCTTTCTCCATTTGTTGTACACTTTCTCTGCCTTCTTTTCATCTATGTTTAACTTTTTCATAATTTGTTTCTTACCTTGTTGCGGTGTCATTCCAGGAAGTTGTTCTTCTAGCCATTTCTTAGCTTTATCTTTGTTCATATGGCTTTTCATTCTTTCATAACTAATTCTATTTTTAACAGCCGATTCAGTTCTTCCTATTTTTTTAGCCATTTCTCTATATGTCATTTTCCCTTGATTTTCTAAAATATACTTATCCTCTTCTTGTGTCCATAGTTTAACTTTTTCCATAGTTACTCACTCCTATTTACACTATCTAAAATAACCCTTAGAATATCTTTTCTCCAATTTTTTTGTATCTCCTCCTAAACAGGTATTTATCTGTTCCATAAAAAGCTTTAACAGTAAACTCTATTCCAGATTGAGTACTTTGTTTTAATGCATGTTCCTGGTTATATTTACAATCTATACGTCTACAACTCCCCCTTGTACAATATATTTCTTCTAGTCTTTCACAACCTTTAAACATTACTGCCATTCCTCCATTCTTATGTAGTCTGGTCTATCTAGTTCTTTCTGTTTTATAGCTTGTACTTTTTTAATGCTATATTTTACACTTACTGATGCTATAGCTATACATATAAGCATAGATATTAATATTATTTCCATTACTATCCCTCCATGTTTCCTGATATAATATTTGCAACTCTTTCAGCGTATCTAAATTGTTGTTTTATATAAGAATCATCTTTCTTACCCCCAGAAGCTAACCAATCAGATATTCTTTTGTCTATGTCTTGAATTACTTCTGCTGGGATATACTTTGAGTTATTAAGGATATCCTTCACACTATTTATTTTTATTCTCATATTCCTCTCTCCTTTCCATGTATAAAACCCCACCTAAGTCCTGTATCATATATCTATTTAAAAATCGCTTTGTAAGCCTTATTTTGTGTTTAAAATTCTTATAAGGAATAGCCAATATATTAATTTGACCTTCTTTTGGCATATGATTTTCCTCCTATCTCTCTATAATTTCAGCATCATTTTTGCTTACTGCTTGTACTTTATATACTTTTCCAACTTTGCCAAAATACCTGGTATTATTTTTTACATTCATTATTATTATTTTCATGTAACTATCTTTTCAATTGATTGTCATATAAGAATATATTTATATAACTATGTCCTCATATGACTTTATTAACATGAATTACGTACTATTTTGTAAACCAATTTCTACCTTTATTTTCAATATGCAATAGAACTCCACTATAACCTTTTTGATTTGTAGTGCACTCAATATATTTACCATTATAGGCATAACCTTGCACAACACCTTTATACTTCTTACCACAACTTATATACTCTATTTTCTCTCCAATAGGTATATCTCTAAATAATTATAAAATTATATTTAATATAAGTATGAATATAATAATTCATTTTTAATAATACTAGTTTTATAAATCGTTTAAGGAGGCATGTTAATTATGTCATGTAAACTAACTGATGTTCTTAATAAGCAAATCGCTAATTGGAGTGTATTGTACATTAAACTTCATAACTTCCACTGGTTCGTTAAAGGTCAACAATTTTTCACTTTACATCTAAAATTTGAAGAACTTTATAACGAAGCTGCACTTCATATTGATGAACTGGCTGAAAGACAGCTTTCAATTGGAGGTAATCCAGTGGCAACTATGAAAGAATGCTTAGAAATTTCATCTATAAAAGAAGCTACTGGAAATGAAGTTGCAGAAGATATGGTTGCAACAATCATTAGTGATTATAACACTATAGTTAGTGAGCTTAAAACCGGAATGGAAATAGCCCAAAAAGAAAATGATGAAACTACTAGCGATATGCTTCTTGCTATTCACACTGCACTTGAAAAACATGTTTGGATGCTAAAATCATTCCTTGGTAAATAACAATAGTTTACTAACAGGGGTATCTAATAATATAGATATCCCCCTATATTAAATAGCTAATTTCAACTTATTACTTTACAATATTCCCAGCCTATCCAATCTTTTGTAATCTTAGCAACTGTATATATTTCCTGTGCTATTGCTACTGTATCTACTGCCATTGCATCACCTCTGTTATTTTGCTCTTAAATCAAATTTCATTTGCTTGTCTGCTTTCTTAAGCATTTTAAAATCTTCCACATCAAATCCATTCATAAGATTAGGTATTGGGCTTATAGTAGTTTCCCAACCTAATCCTAAGTTACCTATTACCTCTTTCCAACCTTTAACGTCTGGTTCCCTAAGCTTGTCCTTATCTATTTGTTTTAAGCAGCTATAGATATGAGCTACTATCTGTTCATGAGAACATCTTTCCATCCAGAATTCTCTGCTCTCTATAATAAATTTATATCCTGTAAATTCAGTTAATTGTGATGGGGCTTTCTTTATTTTCATCACCCAATCAGTATTTCTATTTATTTCATCAGATACATAGTCTATATCCTCAATAAACAGTATTTTATCTACATTTACACAACTTAACTCTGGAACTTGATTTATAAGATTCTTTTTAATTTTTCTAGCTATAGGCTGATAAATATCATTTTTTATCCAGTGCTTAGGTCCATATTTGCCATTATTAAGATTAATTATCCTTTGTATCTTCCCATCACTTTCTGATGTTACATATTGAATGTTATAATGGCTACACTCTATTTCATGTATCAATTCTCCTGTGTCTGCTATAACCCTTATTTTACTCATTTATTTTTAGCTCCTTTCTTTTCTTCTCTTCTAACCTTTTGAAGTTCATCATATTCAATCCAGCCTGTTTCACTGTATTTAAGACTTCTAACTATCCACGTAAGTTTTAAATTCCTATATTTTTCATCAAACAGTTTTCTTTTTAATTTAGCAGTTTCTGTTGCCATACCTTTTACGTCTATTACTTCCTCTGTGCCATCTAGATGATATATTAAGAAATCTGCTACATATTCAGCCTTTCTATATTTTTTACCCATTTTTTCAAAGGCTGGCCTTAATTCATATCTTGGTTGTAATTCAAAATTTAATATCTTCTCTTGAAATTTAAGCTTCTTAAGGTACTCATAATATTTACCTTCATCTTTACTATCAAAAGCATTTCCATCTATAGTTATCTTTTTAGCTCCATATTTACTTCTAGCCATTGTTATCCTCCTGTGTTTGTTATTAAATGATTGTCATATGAGAACATAGTTTTACAATTATACTCCTATATGATGTTATTCTTATACTAAAACCACACTCTTAGTATATAGATCCACTTTATTTACACATTCTTTATACACTCCATTATCCAGCACTACAAAGTATTTATTGTCTGCAATAACCTTACCTTTTGTAATTAAAGTATCCCATCCTGTTGTCCATTCCATCCTCTTAGTTTTTACCTTTTGCCCTTTATTAAATCTAAACTTCTTTTCTGCAACATCCATCTTATTTACAATCTTGTCCACTCTCTCTTGCCTATCGATAAAGCATTGCCATTTTTGTTCTATTGCCGCAGGTGTCCTTCTTAGATGTTTAGACATTTCTTTGTAACTTAATTTTCCTTTATTTTTCCTTATAAAGTCCAATTCAGCATTTCTCCATATCTTTCGCATTGTTTTCCCTCCTTATTTCCAACCTAAAAGTTTCTTTTCTAAATCATCAAATGTCATTCCACCATCACTGCCGTCGTATGTTCTTTGCTGATAGCCGTTAAAACTGTCTACT